TGCACTGAATGAAAGTATTCCAGAAGCACCACTCAAGTCAACACCACTCAAGTCAGCACCTCTCAAGTAAGCATCTCTTAAGTTAGCACCGTGTAAGTTAGCACCACTCAAGTCAGCACCACTCAAATCAACATCTCTCAAGTTAACATCTCCCAAGTTAACACCACTCAAATCAACATCTCCCAAATTAGCACCTCTCAAGTAAACACCCCCCAAGTAAGCACCTCTCAAGATATCAATCTCAAGAAGTACCTCACCTGTAATCTTGTGTAGTATCTTCATACTTCACCTACCTTCTTTGTTGTGTAGTAGTTGTATTTCTTCATATACTTTAGTAACTTCTTTTCTGACATCATACCATCACCAACTATCATGTAACTGGTAGTATTCATAAGACCGTAATAACGGTCCCAAGAAACCACCGTTAGGCTATAGGTGAAGCCATAGAACTTGTTCTCCCTAAACACCTCCTGTCCGTGTGTTACCTTAGTTGTTAATGTTGCCATTGTCTAAACCTCCTAGTTGAAGTGCTGCAATGCACTTGTGTTGGGCTGGCGTCCATTGTGAGTAAGGAACAACACGTCCCTCCTTTAAGACTTCACAGATTTCTAGTATCCTGTCAAGTGTACTGTAGGTATTAATCTCGGCATCCGCTTTGTGTTTAGTGGATGCTGTACTCTCTGTTTTGATCGTCGGACTCAGTGGGCCACACCCACTCAATATCAGTCCAGTCAGTAGGATTACTTTCATGCTCATTCTCCAATCGTTCAAGGATTATTTGTAGTATTGCCGGATTAAATGTCATTTTCACTCCTACGTTGTTCTAGTTGTATTTCAACCCTAGTTAGCTCATCATAAAGTCTCTCTTTATATCTTTCTAGCTCTAAGGCTGTCATTCTTATGATCTTATCTCTAGGAAGGTGGTTCATAGTATCTCCCTCTCCATCTTGCTTACGTGGGCTGCTACTTCTCTCCAGAATGCAGCACCTTGGCGAGTCTTACTCCAACGACACATACCCCAAATAACATCGGAAGGTTTACTGAAGATAGCGTAAAGGTCTGTAAGATCAGGACCATATTCCCCATCGCGCACTGACTCTAACATTGCTAGAGGTACAGCGTTCGGCAAACAGTACTCCATTGCTGCTTTGTTTACTATCATAGTTTAACTCCAGTTCATTAGCACCCATGTTAGGCTGCCTAGTATTGTTGTTGTTACACCTGCTGCAAACAGGCTATACATTAGTGTCTCGAAAATTGTTGGTTGCATTAGTTACTCACTTTCTTGGTAGTATTCCAATTAGCTGCTTTAATTAATCTAGTCGCTTTTCGCCGAGTACCTTCATTGGCCCTAGACTTCTTAATTGCGTTACGTTGTTGGGTTTTACACATGTGCTTCTTTTTATGTTGTGCGTCCAGTAGCTTGCGTCGCTTCTTTGGCTCGCAGTACTCCACACTGAAGTTACTTACATCTGTGTTAGGCTTACGTTGATTACTTGGGCAAATTCCGCTCATGTTATACTACCTCGACTTGTCTAAGGGTTACTGCATATGGCGTAGGACTTCCGACTACTTGAAAATGGTAGCCGCTTCCGCATTCAATTTCGATGATTTCGTTTGCTACTGGGATTCGACCCAGTGCACATTCTACATAGTCTAATTCAACTGTTGTTAACATTACTTGACTCCTTTGTTGGTTCAACTAAAGACAGTTGTGGCTGTCCTTAATTCAACCGCAATAATTTCACCGAGTTATCAATTCAGTTACTATTATTGCAGCGGAGTTATGCCAGAAGCTTTGATTTAAATGGTTGTACTTCCAAAACCATTAGGACTCATTTTAATTGCGTTTGATCCTAGTACAATAGTCTATTAAAAAATCGGATAGACTGTCCGTTAATTTACGTTCAATTTGGAGAAAGGACTCGCACTAAAGCAGTCTATTCTTACACTACAGGGACTTTCAATCCTGATAATTGTGCTATAACTTCCCTAGTCACCCGCAACTCAATCGGGGCTCAAGTATCGGCCAGTTAAAAAGATTTAGGCCGCAAAGATTCTGATAAAAATGGGAGAGCTTTGATCCCACGCACCGATTACGTTCGGTCGTTGACGTGCCATACTAGTACAATTAGATAGGTGGTACTATTCTATTAAAACGCTCTACGTTTATACTGGCTTCGTTGCTCCAGTTCTGCCTTAATACTATTTTACTTATCGGTACTTGTCAAGAAAACTTTAGAACTATTTTACAAGTCACCGTTATTATTAATGTAATACTTATTCAGTGAAGAGTTTCACCTATTCTACTAAGTTAGAGTAACTCAGGAGACACTAATAGTATTGCAGAACCTGTGCCAAACTAAGTACCAACAATATCAAAGGCTTATAAATAGTTGGCATGGCTAAGGATTAGACACCCCCAAAAATATAACCTACTGAAATCAGGTGAAATCGGGCGAGTAACTCCATGAAATTGTTGGAGGTGTATTCAAAACGTTCAATGACCAATGCTTAGACACTCACAAGAGGCGGCAGGGTCAACCTATTGATATTATTGAAGATATCGGGCGATTGAAGGCAGTAAAGGAGAGTAAGCTAGCGGAATTGTTGATGATTGTTATGATAATCTCAGCAATCTAACAGGAGAGCCGTTTCCCCATATAAGGAAGTGATCGCTTCGATTATCAGGCTAGCAGCATTTACGTAAGCCCGTAAGCACATACGTAAGTACATAAGTAGTTAGTATCATTACCCATACTTCCACACACACATACGTACACAAATACGTATTGCCATATGTACGGCTTTAAGGGATTTGGGGAGTGGGTTTGGGAATTGCAGGTGAATGAGATTAACTTCTGCACATTTTTTTGCCCCGCTAGTTTGAGAATGGGTGTGAAAGGCACGAGTGAGGACCAGCCGCTTCAAATGTACACCGAACGAAGGGCTTTCACCTAGAAGAAGTAGACACTCGCCCAGTTTTTCCACTTTATTTTAGCTAACCCCAGTAATTCCAACTACTTACACGTAACTCCACTTGCACAAACTCAGGTTTTTGATTTATTTGCTGTTTGGTGAAAATAAAGCTTGACATTTGCTTTAAAGTGTGCTATAATAGATATAGACCTACACGTTCTTGCTACAAAGCGTGTCTATAACCGCAAAAGGAGCGCAGATGACAGTACTGAAACACTCACACAGCAAACAGCCTAAAAGCAGTATCTATATAACAGAATGGGACGTAGAGCCACTAGATGATGTGCTGAGAGAGGACCAACTTCTACGTTTATCCGACAGAGATTGGGAATTGGTTTCGAGCACTCTTGAATCTCCACCTGAACCAAATGAAGCACTTAAGAATTTGCTGAAGACGACTAAATGAGAAGTATATGGCGAACAAGCGGAGGCAGGGTCTTAATTGAGCTACTGTACGGAACTGAGGGTATTACTCGCCAGAATTTGACGGTAACCTTCGACAGAGTGCAACTTTGCCGCAGATTAAACATTAGAAGGGCCAGATGGGATGAAACTCTCGGCTGGCTATCCGATCAAGGACTAATATATTGGGAGAGCGGGAATACTGCTATTCTTAAGGAGATTAAAAGTAATGGCAAAAAGTAAACCGCTAAAAGGTAAATATGAGACTACAGACGGTAGTAAGAAGAAACCGGAGATGAAGGACGACTTGTTTGACGCAATGTTCGGAAACAAAGACATTGCCGACAAAAAGAAGAAAGCAGAGAAAGACATAGATAAGAAGAGAAAAAAATTAAAAGAAAAGGTAAAGAAGCCTAAGAAAAAGGAAAAGAAATAATGGCTTATGATAAAGACAACAAAGGTAGCTCTGATGCTGCTCGTAAGATAAGTAAGCGATTTAAGCGTAAGAAAAAAAAGGAAGATGACGAACCTAGCTGGCTTGACAACTTGAAAGAGTCAATGAGTAAAGGTGGTGCACGAGAACGGTACAACAAGAAGAAGAAAAAGTAGCCCGGTCCTCGGATCGAGCATTCCTCCGCCGACTGAGTGTGTTCGCATAAAGTCCACCCCTGAGTACGGGTGTGAAAAACTTCTCACCAAACACCTTGGAGGAGCATAAAAGTGAATAGAACAGATCAAGATAATATAACAAGTCTAATGAGTCAGGTATACACGCCCAGCGTCCCTGAGAAGAAGCTGAAAGCACGTTTCTGGTCTAGCTGGACTGACGGGCCTTCTAAGGGTGATCCAACAGCAGAAGACGCTGTACGCATCGTTGGCAAGCCAGAGAAGTTTTCAAATCCTGCATTTGTTGACTGGTTTCTGAACACCCGTGAAATGGTGGAAACCCTTCACTTTGCACAAAGTCTGGTAATGGACATGCTTGTTGAGGGAATACAAGACCCTGAACTCCGGTTTAGTGACAAGCTAAAAGCGGCGGCAATGGTTTGGGACATGACAAAAACACATGCTCCAAAAGCAGAAGTTGTGTACGCAGATGCGGAACTCGCCCAACTTTCAGATGATGAACTAGAAAAGAAGATCAAGAAGCTGGAGAAGTAGGCAGTGGAAAAGAAACAATTTGTAACTGTAATGGGTGTGGCTTTTGAGGTCAAATTTAAAGAAAAGCTGACAGAGGATGGTGATGAATGTTACGGACTCACAGACGGTGCTGCACGTACAATTGAAATTAGTACCGCACTAAATAAAACAGAAGATATGAAAGCCAGCACACTAGTCCACGAGTATTGCCACGCTGTACTCTACGTAACAGGACAGAGTGAGACTCTCACAACAGAACAAGAAGAAGGACTGGTAATTGCATTTGAACATGCACTAGTCCAAAGTGGATTTGTACTTGAACTAGAGGAGGATGAAGAATGAGCGTTAGAACAGGTGGTTCAATGTCATTTGTTGCAGGGCTAATGGCACCTCGTAAATTTGATTTAATTCTAACAGAATACACCACTACATTCATAACTAATTATGGGTACTTTAGTGTGGCTCCAGACGGTACAGAGGTCTTTCAGAGTAGAACAGAAATAACAAAAGACTCCTCTGGTAGAGAAATTAGAATACAACTTTTTACAACACAAGACGGGATATTTAGCTAATGGCGTTTCAATTTAATCCATTCACATCAAACCTAGACGCAACAGGTGGCGGTTGTATAGACCCTCACACTGAGGCCCTGTTCCAAGTAACTGTGGACATAGCAAATGGGATTGACCTAGCTGCTACTTATATGGTAAATGATCTTGGAGAACTTTTAATTAACGATTCTGGACAACTCTTGGAGGAGTAGAATATGGCAACGCACAAAGAACAAACAGACACAGAAGGTCTCCACAGACCAAAAGATTTTGATGCTGCTAGTAATAATACAGCACTAATTAAAAATGGTTCTGGTACACTTGAGTACCGTGACCTCACAACCCTTGGTGCAACAGGACCTTCCGGTCCTTCAGGAACTACTCTGTTAAGCGTTTCAGTATTAGATATAGATAACCCAGACCTATCAGCGCAAGGCGGCGTGTTAGGTGATTCCATAGTTGTTTATGAAGTAGTAGCTTTAGGTGAAAATAAATCAAGGCGATATGTTTTTGATACAGAAGTTATTACTGCTGACGCTCCGAGAGTTGTCACAGGTGATTCTGGTACTTGGGTATTAGATGAGATTAGTACAGCTAGTACACTTCAATCTGCTTATGACAACAGTACCGATCCTGAAATAACTACAGATGCAACTAATGGAGCAGTGACCTACAAACAAGGTTCAGGTGCTTCTGTTAATCTCTTAGAGTTTGAAGATAGCTCTGCTGTAGATAAGGGTCGTATTGCAACAGACGAGTGGAAGGTTAACACACAGGCTTACTCGTCAATGAATACCCTATCTGATGCAGCTACCATTGCAACAGATTGTTCGGCTGGTAACGTGCACGAAGTCACTCTAACTGACAACAGAGCACTAGGTGCACCTACCAACTTAAAAAATGGTGCTACATACATTTGGATAATTACCCAAGATGGAACAGGTAGCAGAACGCTGTCTTATAATGCGGTGTTTAAGTTTCAGGGTGGTACAGCTCCAGTGCTTTCAACAGCAGGCAGCTCAGTAGATATATTAACCGGAGTATCAGACGGAACTAACGTCTATTGCTCACTAGCGGGAGACTTTCAATAATGTTTACTTTTCCTTTTACTAACTTTGCAGGAGGCTCATTATTTATTAATGAATATTCTGCTGTGTTCAATGGCGTTGATGCGTGGATCAACTGTGGTCAGGCTGCTCCCTTTGCCCATAACGTGAGCTTTAGTTACGAGTGTTATATAAAAACAAGTAGCGCAACTAACATGGCCCTAATGGGTAAAGTCTTGGGCGGCGGTGTTCGAGGCAGCTCTATGAAGATGAGTTCGGGTAACATACACATGAAGCTAACTAACTCGCTTACTACCAGCGATCTAGAAGTTCATACAGATGCAGTATTTGATGATGGACTATGGCATCACGTTGTTACTACCTACGATGGCACAAGCCTTGCTAGTGGTATCAATATCTATGTAGATGGATTTCTTAGATCGACTACTACAGACCTTGATACGCTTACTGGAACAATTACAAGCTCTGCTAACTTTGGCATTGGTGCAAGGAACGGATCAAACCACTATGTTGATGGCCAGTTAGATGAGGTTGTAGTCTACGATAAAGAACTAAGCCAAGCGGAAGTTACATCTAGATTCAATCTTGGGGTATTCTCAGACCCATTAAAAGAGTCATTTTCGGCCAATGTTAGTCACTACTGGCGATTAGGTGATGGTGATGATGATGCTACAACTACCTATGATCTAGCTAGTACCTTTGACGGAACGCTTGCCAATATGGACGCTTCCAACTATATAACAGACGTTAGGCCAGCTCCCGGCTTCAGTGTCTTTGCTGCCTCTCTTAATGGGACAGACGAATATATCAACATGGGCAATGCGTTTAGCTACACCGATAATCTCAGTGTGTTCTTGTGGGTTCAAACAGGCAACCTTACAAGCAATAGGACTATATTCAGCAAGCGACACACAGGCATTAACCAAAGAAGCTGGGCGCTTCGAGTGACCTCCGGTGGCAAGATTAGGGTTTATGTTAGCTCTGATGGTGGCGGTACAAATGAAAAAGACTACACTAGTACTGATGCCGGTCATATAGAGAACAACGGCTGGCACCTTGTAGGCTTTACCTTCGCATCAGGTACGCTAAAGCTCTACGTTGACGGCTCAGAAGTAACGACCAGCAAAGGCTCAGACCCAACGGTGTCTGCCATCCATGCGGGAACCACTGATATTAATGTAGGTAGACAGAGAAGTGGTATTGAATACTTCCCCGGAGATATCGACGACACAACTATATGGACAGGGACAGTTTTATCGGATGCTAATATAGCTACCCTCTATAACTCTGGCTTACCTTCAGACCCAACGACATTATCACTAGCTGGAACTCTTGCCCACTGGTGGCGTATGGGTGACGGCGATGACGCTACAACAGTATATGACAATGTTGGCTCTGCTGACGGAACGCTTGCCAATATGGACGCTTCTAACTATACAACGGATGTACCGAGCTAATGGAAAAAGTTTACGTAGTAATACCAACAGATGATATTGTGCAAGAGATGGTTGAAGAGTCTTGTCACACGGAGGCTACCTTCAGAAGAAGCCTTGATGGAGAGTTGTCTATATTAAAGTTCTGTACCCCTTTTCCAAACACGATGGGTGGGAGAGAGAAGAAGAGTCACGCAGAAATTCTGGCCTACCTTGCTGCCAACGCTGCTGATTGGGAGGGCGAGTAATGGACACAGAACAGATGCTGTACGAGATAATAGACAGGGTTGGCAAGACTCAGGATGATATGAGGGATATATTGGTTGCAATGCAAGCCGATCTAAAATACCATATAAAAAGAACAGACCTACTCGAAGAACAAGTGGAGTTACTGCGTACTGAGATAAGGAAACCTTTCCCTTGGAAACCAGTTGCTGCCATAACTACAACCATTGCCGCCATTATTGGAACAGCTCTAAAAGTATTAGGTCAATAATATTAGTGGGTTGTAAAATAGTACTTGACATTTGTGTTTAGATATGCTATAATAAAGGAGTGACATGAAGTTCATAACAACACACCCTAGATTCACATACCTCCTAGCAGGACTAGCTATGGGGGTAGTAATGTCGGCTTTCACGATCCATGAAACTGACAAATATACTAGTCGAATGGAGAAGACCATTGAGCGTAATATTGAGATACATCAAGAATATGTGGAACGAACTAGTAGAACCATTGAGAAATACAAGACCGAAAACAGGAAACTTAAGAAGAGTTCCAATACCTACAAGATTGTGCACCCCGATGGAACGGTTGAAACACGAACAAGCTCTAGCTCAGAGTCGGAAGAATCAATCTCAACTGAAGTAAAAGAGCGTTACGAGAAGCAGATCGAGGAACGAATGTCCAGATTTGAAAAGACCCTCTTGCGGGAAATAGCAAACATAACAAAAGAACAAAAATACCTCTCAATCGGGGTAGGATATACCACTGAATTGGAGTACTACGGAAGTTTAAACTACACCGTATTACCACCATTCACAATCAACGGCTGGGCAACACAAGGTGGCACGGTGGCAGTTGGAATCGGAGTAAGACTATGAAAGACCTTATGGAGAACCTGAGTCAAGCAATGGGTTCAAACCAAGAAGAGGAAGAAGACCTCGTAAAAAAAGAAGATGCAGCCAAGGAAGTTAAATTCAATAAGAAATTTAAGCGGCTAAAAAAGAGTAAAAAAGCAAAAGCAGATGAAGCAGCTAGATCAGGTCTTAAAGGACTAACCCCAGAGAAACCACAGACAGGAGCAGTATAATGGGAACACGAAATTACGGCAGTATAACTCCTGCTAACACAGTAGATTTAGATTTAACTGAAGACGTAGTAGCACTTAGGGCAGCTTCTAATGCGGTCCTGACTGTAATAACCTATGCTGACTCGGCTCGTACCATAGCAATAACAACCGCACCAACGCCAGCAACAGTTGTTGTTGTATCTGATAGAGCACTAGGTCGTTACGTACGTATAACAAGCTCCGGTGCAACCCGTTTAGACGTAATCGTAGAAAGAACTTAATGTCAGATGATCGTAAATTATATCTTGCGGCACTGAAGTTAAAACGAATAAGAGAAAAGAACATCTGTTATGACCCACTTAAACTGGGAAGTAGACCAACAGAGAAGCAAGACGAGATACTGAAGGACCAACTACATCGTATTCTGTACGTGGTTGCAGGTAACCAGAGTGGAAAGAGTACCCTTGGTGGTAGACTTACTGCGTGGTTTTTCAATGAAACACATCCGTACTGGGAGAGACCAAACTCAAAACATTGCCACCACTGTAAATCAGAGAACTTTGAGCCAATTGAAAATAGTGGCGGTGAAGAAGAAGAATTTAGGTGTCTTGATTGTAAGAAAGTTTGGTGTAACTGGGGTGATGAACCTCTAACACTTCTAGTTTCAGGTAAAGTATCTAAGATGGTAACTGAACTTTGGGAAAAGAAGATCAAAGGTTTCTTAGAACCCGGAACTTACAGACTAGCAAAAGACGGTAACGCCCTATCCAGTGTAACTCATCTAAAGAATGGTAACAAGATTATCTTTCTGAGTCACGAAAAGGCAATAAAAAGTAAAGATAAAATCCAGAGTTACGTAGCACACTTTGTATGGATCGACGAAATGCCGGATCATTACATGTACCTTGAAGAAGCAATACAGCGTATCACTTCAAAAAAAGGTAAAATGGTAGTTACAATGACTCCAAAGACTTCTAATCCAGAAGTTAGAGATATGATTGATGGTGTTGATTCTCGTGTTGGACGTAAGTATCAGTTCGGTAAGCTAGATAACCCAATCTTTCAAAGTCCAGAAGCAGTTGAAACTGTAATGGCCGAAGTAGCAGGTCTTCCTGAATCAGCTAGAAATGCTGTACTGTACGGAGACTGGATGGATGCAGATGATTCTGTGTTTCATTTTGATCGTAGCAAACATATACACTCTCTTCCAGAGGGATACAGTACTAGCCAAGAACACGTAATGGCTTACGACCCTGCTGCATCTGGTAAAGGTGGGCTGGTAATGGCTGTTAGAACAGATTCTGGTTGGCATGTAAACAAGGCTAGTTACACAAATGGCGGCAAGGCGTATTCTGATTTAGTTGTGGACATTGATCGACAGATTGCACCATACACAATTAGTCGTAAAGTATATGATGTACATGAGACTAACTTTATACTTGAGTTCAACAAGCTAAAGAAAGTTCCGGGAGCGTTGCAGAATAATGATCCTTGGCTTGCAGTTAAAAAACATAGTAGAAAATTAGAGCTGATTACAAACTTACAACAAGCAATGCTGGATGGGTGGCTTACATTTAGTCCAGAATTACACGAGTTGTTTAATGAATTTACAGGTGCTCAATGGAATGCAGCACAGGACGGAATACAGGGAAGTCAACATTTCCACCTGTTAGACGCACTTCAATACCTTATTGATCTATTGCCAAACAAGAAGCTGTTTAAGCCTAAGATGACAAGAGATCAACAGATAATGCAAAAGATGCAACTACAAGCATTTGCGCCAAAGAAGAAGAAGTCTAAGATGATGGTTAAACGAAGAGGACGTAGATGATAGTCAATGTACTTACTGTGTTGTTTTGTACCTACATACTACTTAGAGCAAAACAAAAGCACGAAGAAGATGTCAGAACCCTGAAGATTGTTAGAGAAGAACGAAGATTACGTAAACCTTGGAGGCACCGTAAACTATGAAATTAAACTTGAAAATAACGATGCCTGATAGAGCACCCAAAGAAGAAGAAGAATGTGAGCATTGTAACCAAGTTCACGATCACTACGCAAGATGTGAAGGATTTGGTTTCGACCATTACCAAGAACCAGCCTATGAAACACCACAAGTTGAAGACTCTAGTTACTTGAAAAAAGCACTAGCTCAATTTAAGAAGAAGAGGGCTAAGAAGAATGCTAAAAATTAAACAATGGTCACAGGCCGAAGCATCGAAGAATCTAAAGGTTCGTTTTAATGATGCAAAACAAATGAGAATACAACAAGAGCATCAGTGGCGTTACAATGAAGTACTGTTGTACAACGCTCTTTCTGAAGAAACGTCTGATTACAAAGGACCAGTTACGGCTGACATCCTTCAAAGGGTCTTTACTCCAGAAAATGAAAATGAAACAGGTGTTAATTACTTGTTCAAACATCACCGTTTTTTAAATGCACAAATGAGTGCTAACCCGCCAAGTGTGCAAGCTCGTCCAACCAGTAGTGATCCTGCTGACAAGAGAAGGGCAGACACGGCAGATCGTCTTTGTAGACACGGTATCAGAGCATACCAAATGCAAGAGAAGATTGACCTAAACAACGGACAAACTCTACTGTACGGAACAGGCTTTATTAAAACTAGCTTTGATCCTAACGCTGGTGAGATTGTAAGTTTCGATCCTGCTGCTGGAATGCTAGAGATGTCTGGTGATTTTACAATGAAGCCTCTCACAATATGGGACATCTGGCTTGATCCACATGCTAGAAACTGGGCTGATGTTGAGTACGTATTTGAACGTGTGTGGTATTCGCTAGATGAAGCTACTATGAAATGGCCTGACAAAGAAGAATTATTTAAGAAAGCACAAAAAGACTTACAAGACGATACATACAAGCAAGAGCAATACGGAATTGTGCAGTTACAAGAAGTACGTATTCCCATTTTTCACTACTACGAAAAAGGTCTTCCAATCAATGGAATGCAGGGTAGGTATACATGTATGCTTGAAGATGCAACACTTCTTCAACCATGTGACACCAGCCCTCACCGTTTTTATGAGCCAAGTAATGACCCTGCTGAAATTAGAGAACAAGTAGACGCAGAGGCAATGGGATTTGAAGTTGACCGTGGACCAGAAGTTGCAATGCTTCCATACCATATTCTTACTGACATAGATGTAACTGATTCTGTGTACGGAAAGAGTTTTATTGAGTACGGTGCTCCGGGTCAAGAAACGATTAACAGACTAGACTCTCTTACAATGGAGAACATTGCAGCACATGGTTACTGTAGAATGGTAATTGATGAAGGTGCTGATGTCTCAGAAGACTCTATTACAGATACTCCTTGGGAAATCGTTAAAGTTACTGGACAAGCTCCACACTTTATCGAGACACCAAAGTTAATGCCAGAAGTTGCTACAATGCGTGACCGTCATGCTGGTGGTGTTGATGACATGGCTGGAATCAATGATTCAATGTATGGTAAACAAGAACGAGAGCAATCTGGATTTAGTATGCAGTATGCAACTAATCAAGGTAATATGATACGCAGACGTATATTTAACAAATATGTATTACTTGTTGAAGGTATATACCGTAGTTACCTAGCACTAATACAAAGACACTGGAAAGATGACCGTACAATCAAAGTACTTGGTAAAGAAAAAAGCTACCAACTATATGATGTAAAAGGCTCAGACATAATGGGTGGATTTGATTTAGTTGTTGAGTACGGTAGTAGTCTTAGTTTAGACCCTACCTCCAGACGAGAAGAGATTATGGCCCTGATGCCGCTCTTTGAAAAAGCTGGTGTAGAAAACAGACAATTAATGTCAATGCTTAAGCTGAATGAACTAGAAGGACAACACGACCTATTAGGACTAGCAGCAAGTAGACAACAAGAGATATTTGAAAGAATCATTTCAACAGAAGCATATGTTAAGCCTAGAGAAATGGCAGATCATAAAAACATGCTTATTCACTGTAACGAGTTTGTAATGACAGCAGAGTTTAGAGACCTTGATGCCAAAATTCAGATTCTAATTGAAAAGCATATTGAAGATCGTGTGAGTCTTAGCCAAGGTAAATCACCTGACGCAGCTCCACAGGCAGCAGAACCACAACCAGCAGGTGCTCCAACGGAAATGCCAGCAGGACAGGGTGGATTAGAAACACCGGGAATGGGGGGAGGTGCTCCACTTCCAAGTAGTCCTACCCCAACACCACTACCAGAACAGTAACCCCAATACAGGGGTTTACCAGCTACCTTTCGAGGCGTTGGAATTAAGTAGTAGCCATCCGAAAGGACGTTACAAAGGAGTAAAGAATGGCAGACGAAAAAGCTCAAGCAGAAACAGCATCAGTACTAGATGGGGCATATGCCGCTTTTGGAGGAGATGTTGAAGACTCAGCAGAATCATTTGAAGATTCAGAAGAAATTGAAGACTTAGATGAGGTGAGCACAGAGGACGAAGACGAGGAATCTGAAGAGAGCGTAGACTTTTCAGAGGATGAAGAAGATGATGAAGATGACCTTGAAGAAGAGTCAGACGAGCTACCTTCAGTAATCACAGTCAAGGCCGATGGAAAAAACGTGAAGATCGACTTTAATAATCGAGATCACATAACACGAGTGTACCAGAAATACGTGGCACAAGCTCGTTACCAAAAAGAAAGAGATGACTACAAATCTCAACTTGATGGAATAAAGGCATCCGACTCAGCAGAATCAAAAGCAGTCGAAATGGTTGCCCTTCTAAATGAGAACATTGAAAATCCTAAAGAGCTACTTAGGTTATTCACAGGCGGCACAGAAGCTGCTGAAAAAGTTCTTACAGATTGGCAGAAGGATAACGACAGCTTTGCGCTACTTTCAGAGCCAGAACAAAAGGCTTACCTCAACGCTAAGAAGCAAGAGGCAAAACAAAAGGATTTGGATAAGAGAGAAGCAGCACTCAACCGTCAGGTAGAGGATTCAGAGAGTAAGAAGTCTAACGCAGAATTAGCAGAACAACAGTCACTTGTAACTAGTGCATTTGAACAGCACAGGTTTAATCAAGAGTCTGACCCAGATGAAGCCCTTAAACTAGACAAAAGATTATGGAATGATGTTATATCTAGATTAGGTGAATACGAAAGTGTCAACAAAGAAATCATCAACAAGGAAATGAAGGATGCTGCTGACGAATTACGTAGTCTACTTGGAAGATCAGCTAGGGTAGCCGCTAAGAAAACAAAAACAAAAAGCAAAAAACAAGCAAAGAAAGCTGTAGCAAAAGCTGTTGCAGTGGAAAAAGAAGACAAACCAACTGGTGACTTCATGGCCGATCTAATGTCCGCTATGAACCCAATGAACTAATTTTAAGGAAAACAAATTATGGCAACAACACAAATTGATGCGTCAGCAGCCCTCGGTAAATTTTTACAGAAGGTATACTCTGATGGTATTACAAATCAAATCTCTGAAGACTTCCGTGACTGGGAAATGGTAAACAAGCTAAAGGTTTCTGACCAAGCAGCCCGTTCTGTCGATTTCTTAATCAACAAGACTTATGGTGCTCCTGCTGTCGAGTGGAAGACCTCGGGTTCTGTCGCTCTTCCAAGTGGCTCTCAGTCTAGTACTGAAGAAGGTTCTGCTGGATTCAACCAACTTTACTCTACAGTTGAATTAGAGTATGATCTTTGGGAACGTGCAAAGTCTGGCGCTAAGAAGTATCTCGAGCCTCTTGCTCACGAAATCCAAAACAAAGGTATCGTTCAAAAGCGTATCCTTTCTGCTAACTTCCACCTTGATGGAACTGGAATCATGGGAGAAGTTGTTTCTTCCGTAGCTTCCGGTACTAGTCGTGTACTTACTCTTGCAAGTACTGACACAAGCCGTGGTGGAGAGCGTTACATCGAGTTCGGTGACGAGCTAAAGGTATATACAGCAAACGCTGGTGTAGGTACAACTACTTTAACACTAGTTGTAGATGATAAAGATCGTGATGCAAATACCATCACTGTTTCTGATAAATTGGGTGCCTCTCTTGCTCTTGTAGCGATTACAAGTACAGACATTCTTTACCGTAAGTCTGCTACTCCTTGGGACCAAGGTTCTTACACTAACGGTACTGATGAGTACAACTCTATTTCAGAAGCAATGCCGGGATTAGAAACTCTTACTGCGGTTGATGGTCGTAAGATTCACAACTTAACACTTGACGGTGTTTACAAAGGTGAGCACTATAACGCTGGCGCAGCTCCAGTAGATATCTCTCACATCCAGAAGTCTATGGATCGAATTAAGACTCGTAACGGTTCTTCTTTTAAGTACCAACAAGTTCTTTGTGCTCCTGAAACTCTTAGTGCTTTCATTGAAAGTAACGAAGCTGATCGTAGATTAGTTGCTAACACTGACAAGGAACGTGGATTCAAAGGATTCTGCTTTGTTCATGGTAGCGATCAACTTGAGCTTGCGAGTTCTGAATTTGCTGGTGATAAGCGTATGTGGGTTATCCCTAACGGTGCTGCTGGTCAAGACTGTCTTGAACTTCACGGTAAAGACTTCAAAGAAATCAATGTCGGTGGCAGTGAGTTTTTAAAGCAGAACGGTAGTGGAAGCTATGAGTCAACTGTTCAGAAATTTATGATGGGTTACATGACAATGATCTGTAAACGTCCGGGCGCAATCTTGAAGATTCATAACTTCGAGAACTAGAATACAAATTAGGGGAATGGGGTACTGGGAATAATTTCAGTATATCCCTCCTCTTTCTCTTGAAAGGAGAACACAACATGGCAACACGTATAGCAAGACCACCTTTTAGAAGGAAAACTGGTTTACGCATAAGTAAAGGCGAAGCAGCCTTAGAACACGCATTTAAAGAAAGAGACATAGAAGACGTTGGTGATGTCGCCACTCTAGAATTAAGTAGAGTTCCTGATATTATCGTTGTTCCTACTCTATCTCAACCTGTTGTTATTGATATCGTCGTACCTGCTGGTGATCCAATCGCAACAGATCGAGTTGTTATGGTATCCAATACTTCGGCTAGTACTGTACAAATCAAAGTAAAGGGAGGTATGGGTGCAACTGCTTTAGCGGCAGGATTAACTGGTCAATACCTTATACGAGATTCTAGTGCAACCACTGTTCCAACGAAGTTATTCGTAGAAGAAACAGAAGCCTAATACGCAGGGGGGTCTTCGGACCCCCACCTCACTTAAAAACAATATTCTAAGGAATTAAATATATGAAAGTACTCGGCAAAATATCAGAAACGGTAAGGGTAATCTTTAGAGGACTTACTCGGATTGTTACAATTGATCCAGATGTCACCTATACTCCTTCTGGTAATGTGACCGTTGCTGCCAGTACTGCTGTAGCTGGTGATGGTTCTACACTCTTTGACACTGAACTGGCCTCCGGTCAATCAATAACAATAGGAGGTGAAACAAGAGTCATAGACGTAATTACCGACCTAGATACAATGACTGTGACTGTTGCATTTACTGTCTCTACTGGACCAGTCTCCTTCACAGCAACACCTCACACAGACAAAGTTTTAACAGTTAAAAGTAATGGTAACGCAACAGACGAAATTACAACAAACACAGAAACACAAACCCTAACAAATAAAACTCTAGGTGACACAAACACAATTAATGCTCAGGATGATGCGTTTACAATTGATGATGCAGCAGACCCAACACTTCAAATTGACTTTGATGCTGCTGGTACTACTGGTACAAAGACAACAATTACAAGTTCTCAAACAACAAACAAAACGGTGACTCTTCCAGATGCAACCGACACTCTTGTTGGTAAAGCAACAACCGACGAACTCTCAAACAAAACACTAGTTTCTCCAAAAATATCAGATGCAGGTACTTACGATCTTGTAGTAACTAGCTCAGATGGTGCTCTTAACACAGCAGACCGAACCCTTAATATTAATGTTAATGATGCAGACCGCACTATTGATATAAGTCAGAACCTGACCCTCTCTGGTGGCGAAGACGTTAAACTTGGTCTGTCAGCAACCCCAGATGAGGGCGATGCTTTCTTGTACTCTGCCTCTGCTGGTAAGTTTATCGCACAACCTTCTGGTGACGCATCTCTCAAGGTTCAAAGCGTAATTGCAGATGGAACCTGTTTGATTAAAGGCGGTACTCTGATTGTTGATGATGGCCAAGAGTGCGTAACATACAATGGGTCCGGTGCTCTCAGTTCTGATGTTGAAGTAGACCTCTCTGTTGACCTAGATACTATTGGTGCCTTTGGAGCTTCCGATGCCCCTTCTGGTACAGCTATCTCGTACCTATACCTCGACATTGCAACCTTCGGTGCTCCGATCACTCTGACAGATAATGGCAGGACTGTTACCACGATTACTGAGTCTAACTTTGTAATCCTAAATGACCAACCCCAAGACGTAAACCTAAACAGATTCGTTCCGATTGGCTACGCCCAATATGCGACCTCTGCTTGGGGAGTTGCAGACGGAGACTTTGGAACAACAGGTAGACGCAGACACGATACTGATCCTGCACCTATTCCAAATAAGTCTTACACAGCAACAGACACAGCAACAAACATTGACGCTGCCCTTCCAATTACTCACGGCTTAGAAGGAGAAGTTCCTCTCCAAGCAATACTACTGATTGAGGATTCTGGTGAGTGGGAAATTCACGATGTAGGCGCATACTTTAATGTAACGAGTACTCAGATTGTTTCCACAGGAACAACACTGGCATCAATTGTTGGTGGTTCAACTAACGTCAAGATTTCATTTACAACTGGTGGCGTTGCTCAAAGTGCGGCAACCTACAATACAAAGAAGCCTGTCTCCTACCCATTCACTGCTGTTGCTCAAGATGAGGTAATGGTGGATTCAAGTGTGGCAAGGACTGTCACTCTTCCTACTACTCCGACAATTGGGCAGCGAGTAAAGGTAGATGACTTTGGGAATAACTCAGGTATCGCTAATATCACAGTTGGTCGCAACGGATCGAACATTGACTCTGTGGCTTCTGATTTTACAATTAATGCAAACGGTGTCTGGGTAGAATTTATCTACGTTGACTCTACTGTTGGATGGAGAACAAATACATAATGGCTAAATATACCGAAAGACGAGTAGACTCCTTTGCTGTCGGCTCAATTCAACAATCAATGCTAGACGAAGCTGACTTCCAAACAGAAATGGGATCGTCCGATTGGGTAATGTGTGATGGTCGTGATATAACAGGATCAAAACTGGCTACCTACATTGGAGCAACTCTTCCAGATGCTCGTGACAGATTCCTCAGATCAAACCACACAAGTATTGCTGAAGGTGCTGGAACAACAACTAGAGGTGCCTCAATGAGAGCGCAGCAAACTGAGGATACTGTTCTAAATGGTATCACAGTCTCTGGTGGTACTGCTTCAGGAACATTTGGTAGTGCTTCTCACACTCACTCCAGCGCAGGACACTCCCACAGCTCAGGAAGTATCAGAGCGTTGATTGGTTCTGACACAAACTCATTAGGCTATGTCTCTACCGGGGGTTCCTTCGGAACCACCACAACAAGAGACTATAACGTAACGGGTGCGGTTGGGACAACCACAGCTGCCACGGGTACTGCCACAGATGGTACTAGTGGTTCAACAACTCCGGGATCTACTGGTGCCGCAAGTAACTCTAGTGTAAGTTCTACTCCTGCGTCTATTTCCAACAATAGTAACGTAGAGACTAGACCGCTTAATATTACAGTAAATACTTTTATCAAGATTAACTAGGAGAAGCTTCTTGAAAATAGACAAGGGTGACTACCTAACAGGAGACAACAATGTCAGACACTGAGGAAATTGAACGTGGTGATTACCTAACATTTGCAAGCATCGGAAACGTAGCTGGTTGGAAATCCTGTGAACTCAGGCCCGGAATATACCGGAGACATCCTGACTTGGACCCTTCAGAATCTAGGAGTGACATCTCACGGGATGGTTACCTAGGTGTACTTTGGAGGTCACTGGTAGATGGAGACACTGCCCGAATTGACCGGATTCTAAGAGCAATCCTCAAAACTGGAGGTACGGTTGGTGAGAGGGGTAACTTTGACTACATTAACATTTTACCCCTGCTACCCTTGTTTCTAGCAGCAAGATTTAAACTAATACCCTTTCTCCCTTTGTGGATTCCAGAGCAGTTTACAACAGGATTTAGAGCACACCTAGTTGCACTCTCAATTATGATTGAACTAGAGGCTGGCTGTAGTGGGTGGACTAGTCAGAGAGCAATTCGCAAACTTGTGTCGGCAAACCCAGAGAACCCTCTGTTTTTGAGTATCCTCTGTAGAATGCTGGGAACGTCACAAACTACTACACTGGATTTACTTGCCCAGACACCGCCTGAAACCAGTCCTCACGGATGGGGAAGTTGTCCGTTTGAGATATTTAAAACACTTACGCAACACAATATAGGAAATACAAACCATGGCAGATAAACTAATTAGGGCAAACGGAAACATTGTAATTAATGATGACCGTAGTTCCAGTACAAGTAATGATCGCTGGGACATTGGTGATGTTCGTGCATCCTTACTTACCCGCACTCAATTCCAAGCACGCAACGGAACTGATTGGGAACTGCTGGACGGAACAGACGTTTCTGGGAGTGCTCTTGATACCTTGGTTACTCTGGGTTCGGGTTCGGGACTACTTCCAAACGCAACAGGTAAATTCATGCGTATGGATGATGGTGGACAGGATGCTCAGACACTTTCTGCCACTCTTTCTGGATCAACTCAGGGTGATGCGATGTTCTCACACACTCACTCAGGCCCAAGCCACACTCACTCAGGTCCAAGCCACAGTCACAGTGGTACTAGTTTATATGCTAAAATAAATGTCGTGGACGGAAAGATTTATCAAGACACTAACGGCACCAACTTTACTGCTGATAAGCGTAGTGCTGACACAGGCTCAAACGCCACCGGCTCTTTTAACATGACAGATTCCACAAATATTGGTGGAAATACTGGTTCTGGTGGTACGGGTAGCACAGGATCAGGCGGTACAGGTAGCACAGGCGCAACTTCTACAGGTTCGGGAGAAACAAGACCTGTAAACATTACAGTGAATTACTTCGTAAAGATTAACTAACAGACCGTTATTACTAGGTATTTGAGAAAGTACTTGACAAATGACGTAGAACATGCTATAATATAACTAACCCCTCATTCCGAGGGTAAGGAGAACAAAATGGGACCAGATTTAAAAGGTATGGAAATGCCACCAGCACCAGCAGGAGCTGAAGGAGCAGAAGAGGAATTTGATTTCGGTGAAGAATTTGAATCCGAAGGTGAAGAAGAAATGGGCGAGAGTCCAGACTTAGCAGAAGTTTCAGATGAAGACCTCATCAAAGAAATGGAAGCACGTGGATTTCTCGTAGAGGATGAGGTTGAGGAGACGGGTGAAGTCGTCGATGAAGAGGCTGAAGAACCAATTCTGTAA